ACACAACTTGTCGTTTGAAAAAGCGAATCAAATCTAAAACGGGCATGATGGCGTGTGTATATCTAGGTAATAATAGAACATATGAGATGATGATCGAATCGTGGTGCCCGAAGCAGTACAAGTGTGTTTACAACCCGTGGGGCAAAGAGCCAAACATAGACGATGTAATAAATTCTTTAAATAATGCAGTTAAATAGTTTGACAGCATATATAAATATATGCGATAACAAATTTAAGAGTGAGTAACCTTTTTTCATTTGCTCTTATCCTATATAAAATGTGATAAAGCTCCGAGTTTCGTGTCCTCCATGTTTCCTCGGAGCTTTTTTTATTGACAACCGTATAAGATAAATCCTATAACTGTATATGTGGAGTGTTTAGCTCGTTCAGGACTGTGGTAGATCTCAGCATTTATCTTAGTGACGTAACCTCAAGGCGCTCCACACGAAACTTATATAGGAGAGAAGTATGAAATATAGAGTTGAAGTTGTACAAACTACTGTGCTTCACATAGAAGCCGACAGTAAAGAAAAAGCAAAGGACATTGCTACAGAAGATTATATATGGGACGAAGCTCAAACAGCTCCCGATACTTATGGCGTGCATTTTAATATAGAGGAGTCAGAAGATGGAAGAAGTTAAAACCAACCTAAGAGTAGACGTTGATTACATAATCTACCGATTAAAAGACATATTAGATAAAAATAAAGTTGAGACTATGTATTCAAGCGACAGTAACAACTATGTAAAAGTAATTCGTACAAAAGAAGTTGAAGAGCTGCTTAAAGAATTGCATTTCAATGAAGATAATCACAATAAAAAGTTGGAGGATGCAAATGGAAAATAGATATTACGTTAAACTTTATTGGTCTCACACGGGTAATCTGTCTAAACAAGAAGTTAGTTTTATGGTAGAAGCTGACAGTAAAGATCAAATAAAACAAATGGTAGATCCAAAACACGAAATTTTAGAAATAACTAGGGTCTAATGACTGAACAAAACAAAACACACGCGGTTATGTCCCAACGGCACGAGGATCAGGATAGTCTCGATTACTTTCCTACCCCGCCTTGGGCAACCCGTGCTTTGTTTGAACATATATTAAAGCCAAATTTTATTTACCCCCAACAACCCAACGATGACTTTGTTAAATATACTTGCCTAGAACCAGCGTGCGGCGCCGGTCATATGGCCAAGGTCCTCGAAGAATATTTCCCTGAAGTTATGTCATGTGACATAGCTGATTACGGACAAGATCGTATCGCAGACTTTCTGTCTAAGGACGTTAACGAGCAATACGATTTTATTATTACTAACCCGCCGTTCAACCTAGCTGAAGAATTTGTACTCAAGGCCCTACCCTTGGCTAAAGAATCTACGGCTATATTTGCTCGGACACAATTCATAGAAAGCGTAGGTCGATATGAAAGACTATTTAAACAAAACCCGCCGACGATTATTGCTCAATTTACAGAACGAGTTCCAATCATTAAAGGTCGTCTGTCAGCAAAGGCTTCAACAGCTACTAGCTATGCTTGGTTCATCTGGGAAAGCTCTCAAAGACATGTCCCAAAATTTAAAACTGAAGTTCAATGGATCCCACCAACAAGAACCAAACTTGAACGAGAGGCCGACTATGAAGAAAGTGTGGCAACTCCATATCCTCGACCCACGCGTCACGCCTCGCAAGGAAACCTTTTTGACTGAAGTACAGCGAATCATTCGTAAGCGAATCGGTAAAAATAAACTCGAAATTTAATTTTTTTAAAAAAACTGAATATCTAAGTGATTGTTTTTATTGAAGAATATTAGTTCTTGAATAAATTTCTAATTGTGGTACTATTAAATATGGGAGAAATCTCATATCTGTTTGAAATTGTTGGTGTCAAAAAACTTTTGGTTTAGGCCAAAGCAGTTTCTTATTTTTAATCACATAATATAGGAGAGCGTAATGCTTAATAACAAAAGACATTTATTAGAAAATGGTTTTTCTTTCTTGGCCGTAGAAATGGGGCTTCAGGGAGATTGGTCGAGAGATGTTGATTTACAAAAATGTATTTCTAGAATTTCAAAAAGACCAACCTTTATAACTTTGTACTATGCCCATGAAAGTACTGAAGTAACTTGGAGTGGTGGATTAGATTTTTCATTAGAACACAATCCTCCAATTTGCTTGGGTGTTTATAAAGTAAAAGGAAAACAAAATGGTTTTACATTACAAGGACTAGATGAAAAGATAGTCAAAGAATGTTTGGACGATCATTATAAAGACAACAAAGAGTACATAGATAAGTATAACAAAGATATGTCTAAGTACGATAAGAAAAAAACAGCTTAGTACAAAAAGGGGAGTAACAAAAGTTACTCCCCTTTATATATAGAGCTGAAAATAAAAAAAATATTTTTTACTAAATATAGGCGTAACTGGTGTAACTTATGTAACTTTCTTCTGTAATCCTTATATACCAACAGTTTTACTGGTTACATAATTGGTTACACTTCTGTTTTCAAATATGTAACCTTCTTAAATCAATTTTGGCCTTAATGGGCCTCAAAAAGTTTTTTGTAAAAAAATAATTTCTGGTGTATATATAGAGATATGAATAATTTGAAGCCTATTAAAAAAGGTCGGGGAAGGCCTAAAGTAGATATTCATAGTAAGCTAACTAGAAAACAAGAGCTGTTTGTAAAAGAACTTGTTAGCAACGATGGAACAATAACCATGAGGGAAGCTGCGATTAATGCGGGCTTCCCAGTTTCTTCTGCTCACACTCGTGCATATGAAATGACTAACCCTGAGATATGTCCTCATGTTTGTAGGGCAATACAAATTTATCGGGATGAGCTTGATGAAAAGTATGGTGTTACATACAAAAGACATTTACGAGATTTACAGAGAATAAGAGATGTTGCATTAGAAAATGGTGCATATTCGGCGGCTGTGCAAGCTGAGTTCAGACGAGGTCAGGCAAATGGTAATATCTACATCAATAAATCTGAAATCCGTCATGGCACTATTGATAGTATGTCCAAGGATGAAGTGTTGAAAGCTCTTAAAGAAATAAAGGATTCATATGAACCGAGATACGCTGAAGAAGTTATTGACCACGAGGCCACCAGTTCAGCCGAAGAAGGAAAGCGGGTTCTTCCAAGAAATTAAAAAAGCTGTCGGCCGACTACCCAAAGACATTTTGTTAACTAGAATAGAAAACTGGATGACACTTGGTATCCCTGATCTGTTAATCTGCGATGACAAAAACCAATTTCATTTTGTAGAGCTGAAAGTTACTAGTGGTAATGTAGTTAGACTGTCTTCACTACAAATCGCTTGGCTTACTAGACACAGTCGAGCTTCTGTATGGGTTCTTGTTAGATCCCAAAATACAATGTATTTGTATTCGGGTAGTCAAGCAGTAGACCTTCGAATAAAAGGTCTGAAACTCAAGCCTATCTTTAAAACAGAGTACCCTTTTGATTGGCCTAAAACTTTTTCCTTGATCTTTGATTAATAATATATAAGATAAATCCTATAACACATATTTATAGGAGAAATGTTATGATTAAAACCGAAGACAAACATTGTTATACACCTGTCAAAGAAGAAGGACAGAAAGGTATATATAGAGTTGCAAAAGTAACTTGGAACGAAGGTGGCTATCAGCCGTTAGGCAAGGCCAATCCAAATGATCCACATGAACTTGATAAGTTCGTGGGTTCTTGGGGACATTGCAGACAAGTTTGCGATAACTTCAATAAGCACATCAATGTCAGCCTTGAGCAAGAAAACCAAATGGTTTGGAGATCTATGGAGGTGCAGAATGGCTAAATATTTTAACTTAAAAAGTTATCTTTTAGAAATTCAAAGTTTATGTGGTAAACATTTGATTGACGTTTCTATTGCCTTAGAAAACGACAATTTTAAATCAGCTGTTCAAAAACATAAGCCGTTAAAAAAATTAGAAACAATTTTAATGGAGGAGTTTTAAGATGGCTAATGCAAAACTCATAAATGGTATATATACTTTCGACGATGATCCAAGATGGAGGTATATTAGAGGCCCTTTTCCTAAGACTAAAGTAGAGGCTAGGGAGTGTTGGGAAGATATTTCACGCGGTTTAGCTATGGAAAATCTTACTGAGGACGGGGAGCTTAGTGTAACTGAAACTAACAGAAAAGAGCGAGGCATCTTACAAGATGCCAAGCTTTTGTTTACTCGTTTCAAATGTCCAAAAGATGTTGCTGACGATTCTGATTATGACCTTTTAAAGTTTGTGGAGGGTTAAATGACACAACCTTTCACAGACGATTATGAAAAAATGAAAGACTTTTTTCAATTAAGTAAGGAGGATTGGTTGAAACATTATTCTTATATGACTGAGGCTGAATATGTTGCAACTGAAAATAAAGTAGCTCAATGGGGTCTGAGGTTAGAAGATATACCTACAAGAACTATTACGAGTGAAACTTTAAATCCTGAAATAGTTGAAGACGCTATAGCTTGGTATGAGTCAAAAGGTATCACTTGTAGAAACGAAGGAGATGACTTTGTTGACCTTTTAGTTAGAGATAAAGCTGGCGTTGCTATGGCTTGGGTACAAGTTAGTCGAAAAGAATTAGAATATCGAGCTGATATGCTTGAGGAAGAGCATAGATAAATAATAAAGAAAGGAGGCAAAATGTTTTTAATACACTATTTGTTAAAACGTCTTTTTGGCGATGATTATGAGAAACATATGAAACGCCGTAGAAAGTAACAACTAAGGCCGTGATTGACACGGCCTTTTTTATTTTGTAACAATATGAGATAAATCACATATATAGGAGAAATTAATGTTTCTAAATAAAGACCAACTAAAACACCTAGATAAAAATGGGTGGATACCTATGGATACTAAAGACGGAACGGCTTGGTTCGGAGGCAAATCACATTTTAAACTTTTAGACTATATTGAAGATCCTGAGAAAGACGATAGATCACTCGAAGATATAGACTTTTTAGTTATTGCATATTCAAAAAAAGAGGAGGCAACTGATGATTAAATTAGTTAAAAAATCAACGCCAAAAGGGATTACTAAAGATGAAATTAAAAAGAATGGGCTTTTTGCTTCTTTAGATAAGTATAAAATTAAATATGAAATTAAAATAATTAACGAAATATTTACTATTATTTATAAAAACTAAACATAGCGGGAGATTTTGGGAAATGTTAGTAAAAGATTTAATTAAAATACTAAAAAAGCATGATTCAAATAATCAGGTTATTTTTTACAATTTACAAAATTATAACTTAACTGAATATAATTTAGAAACTATAATTGATTGTGAAGGAAGAACTGAAATAACAACTACAAATGAAAAACTAGAATAAACTTTACATATAAGATAAATCGTATATTATTTAAGCGGGGCATCACACCCCGCTTTTTTTAATTGCATTTTATATAGGAGAAAAATATGCGACATTTAGAAAATGAAAATAGAACTTTAGAAAGTATGTTGAAAGACATACAAGCTCAAAACAGTATGAAACAAGATTATATTGCACCTACAAAAGAGCTGCAATTTAGAACTGTAGAAAGTGACGATCCAGTACATGGGACTAACCATAGTCAAATTGTTATGGAGGCCGATCACGGCGAGCCGACTAAGATACTTAATGTTAATCAACATTGCTTTGACCAAATAGCTCAAAAGGCTGAAATTGCAACTCCAACGGCTAGACGTTTACAACAGAATTATCCAAAAGAAATGGATAATTTAATAAATGCAATCTGGCAAAAAGAAAACTCCAAACGTATGATAAGAACTTTTGATAAGACTAGCGTAACAAACCCTAGGTTTACGTTAGACCGACACAATGGTACCGCTAGAGCTTTCTTATCTGATAAGTTTAAGACTTTTGATAATTCTGATTTATTGGAATCAGCTTTACCAACACTTGGAGAGTCGGACGCTTGCTGGAAAATAGTTAACTTTGCTAATACCGATAAAAAACTTTACATACGTTTAAAATCTGAAGTTATACAATCTGATGCTGGAGTCGGCGATTTAATGGCACATGGAATTGGAATTAGTAATTCTGAAACCGGATCAGGATCAGTAGCCGTATTTGGTATAAATTGGACGTTAGCTTGTTTAAATGGTATGCAAACCGAAAATGTAACCCGAAAGGCGCATATTACTAGTGCAAGGGACGGCGATACTTGGAATGTATTAACTGATGAAACCAAACGAGCCGATAACCATAGTTTAAAACTCCAGCTCAGGGACATTGTTAGCTCTTATGCTAGTAGAGATGCTTTTGACGAAAACATCGAAAAAATGAAAAGAGCTAAGGAAGATGTTGTTGACGTTCCTATGAATGAGTCAGTAGAAAATTTAGGAAAAGTTTTAACTTTATCTAAAAAAGAAACCAGCAATGTATTAGAGGGTTTACTTCAGACCATAGGACAATCAGGTTATGAGCAGTCACAAAAAATTAATAGGGCAACACTTGTTAACGCTTGTACAGCTGTAGGTAATACTTCCGATCCTGACAATGTTGATTTTTGGCAACGCCTAGGCGGGAAAGTTTTAAACCTAGGTAAAACCGACTGGAATAGGGTAGCAATGGCAAGTTAAAAACTACCCACATATTAACGCCGATTTAAGCCCCGCTGATGCGGGGCTTTTATTTTTTGTATATATATGTATAATATCCCATATCACAAACTATATAGGACAAAATAAAATGATTAAAATTTCTTTAACTAATGAGCAGTTTAATATAATAACTTTAGCTTTAACTAGCTCGGATATATTTCATCAAACTTTTGAAGATTCTGGACTTACTGAAGATGAACAAAAACTTTATACTTCAGCTTTTAAAAAATTTGGAATTGATTTAAGGGAGGATAATTAAATGCCAAAAGATAAATTAAATTTAGATCAGCTTATGAACAATTTAAATCAGGTAGGCTTTAACGTCATAAATTTTGACGACATAAATATAAATGACTTAGATGAAAGGGAAGTAAATAGAAGGCACACGGTAAAAGTAGAAAAATTAACTATTGCTGATTTACTTCAACTTTCTAATGAGGGATTTATTCCAGACGATTTAATTGATAATCTTTATTATTATTTATTGGATAGTAAAAAAATCAGGAAAAAATTAAAAAAATATTCACATATTTAAGAAATTTAAAAAGAGCTGCTTAAAACCCGTTAATTGACTTTAACGGGTTTTTTATTAATATATGGGATAAATCACATTTTAACATTATAGGAGTTTAAAAAATGCGACAATATCCAATCTGGAATCTTATTACGGCTTGTATTTATGGCAGTAATAAAAGTTATGGCGTCAAAAATACTGGAGAAGTAGAAGTTAGAGTTGGCACCAGTTCAAAAAATAGTCATCTATTCTTGAAACATTGCACAACCCACCGACTACTTGAAAATGGCGACAGAGAATTTCATTTTTATATTGATAAGCAATTAATCAAAAGAGCCGTATTACATAAAGGAGAATCAGAACTTCAATTTTATGATGGAGGATATAAAACAAATTCAAAATATTTGAATACGCCAATTGAAAACGGAGTTTTAAGAAAATGAAAACTTATTTAAAACTTAGGAAGATTTTTATTTTAATTACTGAACTTCTTTTTTTTCCGGTAATTATATTATTTGCTATTTTAATTTTATTAATTGCCTACCCGCATTAATAAATTATTCAGCTCGATTTAAGCCCCATTTATGGGGCTTTTTTCATTTTAACGACGTCAAAAGAGCTGCTCTTTTTTTCAGCCCTCAAACCCGCGGAAACCCTCACAATTTAAATTTTTAATCGTGAACTTATCCATTAATTTACCCGGTGAGTCAGTCAATACAGCTGACAAAAAACCGCCGGGCTGTTTACTGGATAACTTCAGTTTATCTGGTTTAAATTATCACGGTTTAAAATAGTTAAATAAGGCACCGCTGGACGTCCGGACGGATCCGAAACGCACGGATCCAGCACCAGCCCGCCGAGGATCCGCATTAAAGTATTAATGAATTTAACTTTGTTAGACGCTGCTTAAACTTTTTTAGCCTTGGCTAATTTTAATTTAACCGTGATCCGTGAACCGTGATTCTTGACTCTTTACCTCGGCCAGCTGGTACCCGATCCACGAATCAAAACGCGTAAATTAATAAATTTATTCCAGAAGGAATTAAAAAAAATTAAAAAAAATTGTTTAGGATCCTTCCAAAATTGAGGCTAAAAAATTAGAAAAAAAAGCAGTTGACAAGAAAAACGAATCGGGTGCCACGGCCGTTGTGCACGCAGGCATGTGCCAAGTTTTTCACAAACAATTACATAAAATTTGAAATAAAGATTAACTATAGTATAATAAGCCATAAATCGCATACAATAAGATACTGTTAGGGGCCCCTAAATGGAAGTTACATCACACGACGAAAGACGATTAAAATTAGAACTAAGATTAGCGCAACTACAGAAGAATGAAACTTGTCAAAAACAGTTTTTATCTTTTGTAAAAACCATCTGGCCGAGCTTCATACAGGGCAGGCATCACGAGATCATAGCCGAGAAGTTAGAACGAGTAGCCAGTGGAAAACTAAAACGTCTAATCATTAATATGGCACCCCGTCATACTAAGTCAGAGTTTGCATCATTTTTGTTTCCGGCATGGATGATGGGCAAAAATCCAAACATGAAAATCATTCAAGCGACACACACGACAGAACTAGCGGTCAATTTTGGTCGTAAGGTCAAAAACCTTTTGGACACGGAAGAGTTCCGTGAAGTTTTCCCCGATGTAAAGTTAGCAGCGGACAGTAAAGCGTCTGGAAGATGGGACACGAACAAGGGCGGTATGTATTATGCGGTTGGTGTTGGATCAAACTTAGCTGGTAGAGGTGGTGATCTTGTTATTATTGATGATCCGCACTCGGAACAGACCGCGATGAGTAACAACGGCTTTGAAGATGCGTGGGATTGGTACACTGGGGGCCCCCGACAGAGGCTCCAGCCGGGTGGCAGTATCGTTTTGGTGCAGACTAGGTGGTCAGAAAAGGATTTAACGGGGCAGTTAATGCGTTCTATGGCTAAAGATAAGCTTGCAGACCAGTGGGAAGTAGTGGAGCTGCCTGCTATTTTTGATAGTGGGCAGCCCTGTTGGCCAGAATATTGGAGTTTGGATGATTTAACAGCGGTGAAAGCGTCAATACCACCCAGTAAATGGAACGCGCAGTACCAACAACGGCCCACGGGTGAAGAAAATGCAATAATTAAGCGTGAATGGTGGCAAAAATGGGAAAAAACAGCAGTTCCTAACCTACAATACGTCATTCAGAGCTACGATACGGCTTTCTCGAAACGAGAAACGGCTGACTACAGTGCAATAACGACATGGGGTGTGTTTTATCCAGAGGAACAGGGTGGACCACCGGCTTTGATACTGCTTGATAGCAAGAAAGGACGTTGGGACTTCCCAGAGCTGAAGGAATTAGCGCTAGATCAGTATAATTATTGGGACCCAGAGACAGTTATCATAGAAGCGAAGGCTTCTGGTATGCCTTTGACTCACGAATTACGAAACATGGGCATACCGGTGGTTAACTTTACACCGAGTAAAGGCAACGATAAGGTATCAAGAGTGCATGCGGTGTCTCCCTTGTTTGAAGCGGGTATGGTTTGGGTCCCCGACGAGACATTTGCGGATGAGATGATAGAAGAGGTTGCAGCTTTTCCAAATGGAGAGTATGATGACCTTGTTG